GGTTGTCCTAGATGACGGCTCCATGGAGATTACCCTAATCCCTGATGCAGAAGTATCTGACGTTCTAGAGTTTGATATTAACTTAGCTGAGGTCCTTGACGACAGTCACTTACGTGAAATCTCAAACGACGTTGTTGGGTTGGTAACAGCTGATATAGACGCTCGGAAAGAGTGGGCTGATACGTTCGTTAAAGGGTTGGAAGTGCTTGGATTCAAGTACGAAGAGCGCACCCAGCCGTGGGAAGGCGCTAGTGGCGTATACTCCACGATCCTTGCTGAGGCGGCTATTCGCTTCCAAGCGGAGACAATGTCAGAGACATTCCCTGCAGCAGGTCCCGTAAAGGTTAAAATTCTCGGGGAAGAGACAAAAGAGAAGGTAGAAGCCTCACAACGTGTCAAAGCTGATATGAACTATCAGCTTACTGAGCATATGGTTGAGTACCGACCAGAGCATGAGCGTTTGCTGTATAGCCTAGGGTTGTCAGGCTCCGCGTTTAAGAAGGTGTACTACGATCCCAATATGGGACGTCAGATTGCCATCTACATCCCCGCAGAAGACGTTATTGTGCCCTACGGCGCGTCTCATATCGAGACTGCTGAACGTGTAACCCACGTTATGCGTAAGACGAAGAATGAGCTGCGTAAACTGCAGGCGGGCGGCTTCTACCGTGACGTAGAACTTGGCGATCCGATGCCGTACCACTCAGATATTGAGGAGCGTAAGGCTGAAGAAGGCGGGTTCTCCCTAACTGATGACGATCGTTACGCACTGTATGAAGTGCATGTCGATATGGTTATCGATGGTGTCGACGACTCAGACGACGATATAGCCAAACCCTACATCGTAACGATTGAGCGGGGTACTGGCGAGGTTTTAGGTATTCGACGTAACTGGAATGAAGACGACCCCTTGATGTTGAAGCGCCAGCACTTCGTACATTACGTGTACGTGCCGGGATTTGGCTTCTACGGGCTTGGACTCATCCACATTATAGGTGGGTACGCCAGAGCGGGAACGTCGCTTATACGGCAGTTGGTGGACGCTGGTACGCTGTCTAACCTGCCGGGTGGCTTGAAATCCCGTGGGCTGCGCATAAAAGGCGACGATACGCCGATTGAGCCGGGGGAATGGAAAGACGTCGATGTGCCATCAGGTAGTATCCGTGACAACATCATGCCTCTTCCGTACAAGGAACCGTCGCAGACCCTGTTACAACTTCTAAACCAGATCACACAGGAAGGGCGTCGTCTGGGTGCAATTAGCGACATGAATATCTCTGATATGTCCGCAAATGCGCCAGTTGGTACCACTCTTGCGTTGCTGGAACGTACGCTGAAACCCATGGCAGCAGTACAAGCCCGGGTCCACTACGCGATGAAGCAAGAGTTTAAGATGCTCAAAGACATCATGGCGGAGTTTGCCCCTGTAGAGTATGAGTATGTGCCTGTCCGGGGGGAGATGTCTGCCCGGAATAGCGACTATATGATGGTGGATGTCATCCCTGTTAGTGATCCTAACAGTTCCACCATGGCCCAGCGTGTCGTGCAATACCAAGCGGTGTTGCAGATGGCACAGTCAGCCCCGCAAATTTACGATTTGCCACAGTTGCATAGGCAGATGATCGAGGTTTTGGGGGTTAAAAACGCCGATAAGCTCGTACCCATTTCGGACGACGCGAAACCGGCTGATCCAGTCAGTGAGAATATGGACGCGTTGGTTGGTAAACCCATGAAGGCATTTATTTACCAAGACCACGAAGCACACATAGCCGTACATATGTCGTTTATGCAGGACCCACAAGTTGCGCAGATGATCGGGCAAAACCCGCAAGCACAGCAGATTATGGCGTCACTACAGGCGCATATTGCTGAACACCTTGGGTATCAGTACAGGCAGCAAATTGAGGAGAAACTTGGAGCCTCGCTACCCGCGCCTAATGCGGAGCTGCCAGAGCAGATTGAAGTTGAGCTGTCTAGGTTGGTCGCAGATGCAGGGGCGCAGCTGACGCAAGCGAAACAGCAGCAGGCAGCGCAGGCGCAAGCACAGGAGCAAGCGCAAGACCCAGTAGTACAGATGCAGCAAGCCGAGTTGCAGATTAAAGCTCAGGAAGTCCAACGCAAACAGCAGAAAGATCAATCAGATCAGCAGCTTAAACAGCGTGAATTGGAGCGCAAGTCTCAGAAAGATCAGGCAGACGCTATCTTAGAAGCGCAGAAACTCCAGATGGACCAACAAGAGTTGTCCTTGCAGGCGCAAAAAGAAGGCGTAAAACTCGCAGCAGACCGTCGACGAGATAGCACGAAACTTGATCTAGAGTTGGCAAAACTATTATCTGATAAGCAGAAAGGCTAAAACATGGCTAAAACCGTCTTTGACGTGCTTGAACAACGTATCGGTGAGGAAATCTCATCTGCAGAAAGTTTCTTAACTACTGGTAGTCCCAAGGACTACGCAGAGTTTAGGGAAGTTGTTGGTCTTATCCGTGGTCTGGAGATCAGCAAGCAAACCATTACAGACCTCGCGAAAAACTATATGGACAATGACGATGACTAAAGCTCACAAACTTGTGTTACCTACTGGAGTGCAAGCTGAAATCGATGCTGCAAACGCTACGACTGAGCCTGTACAGGAGGAACGCACAATTCCTGATGCGGATTGGGAGGCCCAACTCCCCAAACCTACAGGGTACCGCCTGTTAATCGCTCTCCCAGATGTGGAGCAGTATTACCAAAACAGTACACTACTTAAAACCTCAGACGCGATGCACAAGGAGTACATCCTGTCGATCATGGGAGTTGTTATTGATATGGGCAAAGGCGCATACACTGACAAAGAACGTTTCCCAGAAGGTCCGTGGTGTAAAGAAGGCGATTACGTAATGTTCAGGATGAACACTGGCACGAGGTTTAAGGTTAACGGTAAGGAGTTTCGTTTGATGAACGATGATTCCGTAGAAGCTGTTATCCCTGATCCCCGTGGAATTATGGCTGTGTAGGAGGTAACCCCATGCCCTTTCAAAAAGTAGAGTTTGAATTTCCAAACGAGCAAGAAGATAACACCGAAATTGACGTTGAGTCCTCTAGCGCACAGGAGGTAGACACGCGTGATAAAGAACAAGAGAGCGCACCAGATGATACTGTGGATACAGATACAGTGGATTCTGATGACGACGACTTTGAGGTTGAAGTGGTTGACGATACGCCGAAAGCGGACCGCGGCCGTAAACCATCAGAACCACCCGCAGACGTCACTGACGAAGAACTTGAAGACTATTCTGAGAAAGTTCGTAAACGCATCCAGCACTTTAGCAAAGGCTATCACGACGAACGCCGTGCAAAAGAGCAAGCAGTTAGAGAGCGTGAAGAGCTCGAGCGACTGTCTCAACAACTCATCGAAGAAAACAAACAGCTAAAGACTAGCAGTAGTAAGAGTCAGGCAGCATTGCTTGAGCAAGCTAAGAAAAATGCTGCAGCTGAAATAGAGGTTGCTAGGAAAGCATATAAAGATGCTTATGAGGCTGGAGACTCAGATAAAGTTCTTGAAGCACAAGATCAGCTAACAAATGTTAAACTTAAAGCTGATAAGTTAAATAATTTTAAGTTACCGTCTTTACAGGAAGAGGATAGTCCTGCTAATGTTGACGTACAACCCGATACATCACAGGTCAAACCCGATGAACGAGCGGTTTCTTGGCAGCAAGAAAACACTTGGTTTAACAAAGACGTCGAAATGACTAGTTTTGCATTGGGGTTGCACAACAAACTAGTCCAAGAGGGAATTAACCCTCAAAGTGACACTTACTACGAGCGTATAGATGCCCGTATGCGACAAGTGTTTCCGGAGCGATTCGGAGAAGACGTGGAGGTAGAAACTAAACCCAAGCGGAAGTCGAATGTGGTCGCCCCCGCAACGCGGAGCACAGCGCCTAACAAAATTAGGCTTACAACGACCCAGATCGCGCTTGCAAAACGTTTAGGATTATCTCCAGAACAGTACGCCAAACAGGTTGCATTAGATATGAGGAAGAACAATGGCTGATAACCGAATCAATAGAGAACACACCACCCGTGAAAAAACGGTCCGTAACAAGGCTTGGCAGCGCCCAGAGGTATTGCCCTCACCGAATCCCGAGCCGGGCTATGAATTCCATTGGGTCCGTGTGAGCACTCAAGGTCAAGTTGACGCTACTAATGTATCTTCCAAACTACGTGAAGGTTGGGAGCCGGTAAAAGCTACAGACCACCCAGAGATCACCATGGTTACTATCGAGAACGACAGGTTCAAAGATAACATCGTGATTGGTGGATTGATGCTTTGTAAAGCTCCATCGGAGATGGTTGACGAGCGGAATGACTACTACACTCAACAGTCTAAAGCTCAGATGCAGTCCGTAGATAACAACCTTATGCGTGAAAATGACCCTCGTATGCCCTTGTTTAACGAGCGGAAGACGAAGGTTACTTTTGGTAACGGAACTAATTAGAGGAGCTAATCATGGCTTATCCTACTGTAAGTGGGCCATACGGCCTAGTTCCGGTAAAACTGCTCAGCGGCTCTCCTTTCGTTGGTGTAACTCGCCACTTTAAAATTGCAAGTGGTTACGATACATCAATCTTCTATGGAGATGCTGTGAAGCTGGTTACCGGAGGCACTGTCGAACGCGATGCGTATGACGCTGCTATGACACCCGTTGGTGTTTTCCTTGGTTGCACGTACACTGATCCTAACCTTGGTTACAAGGTATGGCGTCAATCGTACCCTGCAAGCACCGTGGCAAGTGATATTGAAGCATTCGTTGCGGACGGCACTGACCTGCTGTTCAAAGTAGCGGTTGTTTCTTCTGGAACTACCATTGGTGATCTTGCCCTGACTGACATCGGTGCAAACGTCGCAGGTGTAGACAATACTGGTGATTCCACTTCGGGTAATTCTCGTTGCGCGATTTCTGACACGTCTGCCACCACTAACACTCTGCCTTTCCGTATTATTGGTCTGGTTGAGGAAACTAAAAACAGCTCGGGTGGTTATACCGAAGCCTACGTTAAATGGAACGCAGGCCATCAGTATGACAACACGACTGGCGTATAAGGAGGAGTAGACAATGGCTATTTCACGCGCCCAGTTACTTAAAGAACTCCTCCCCGGACTGAACGCTTTGTTCGGTATGGAGTACGCGAAGTATGGTGAAGAGCACGCAGAGATTTTCGATACCGAAAGTTCTGATCGCTCTTTTGAAGAAGAAACTAAACTGTCGGGCTTTTCAGCCGCTCCTGTTAAAGGTGAAGGCGCTGCCATTGAGTATGATAATGCTCAAGAGGCATGGACTGCTCGTTACACTCACGAAACCATTGCTATGGGCTTCTCCATTACTGAAGAAGCTATCGAAGATAACCTGTATGACTCTCTGTCTGCTCGTTATACCAAAGCATTGGCTCGTGCCATGGCTTACACCAAGCAGGTTAAAGCAGCTTCTGTGTTGAACAACGCATTTGCTTCTGGTACCACTTACGGTGACGGTAAAACCTTGTGTGCTACTGACCACCCCTTGGTGTCTGGCGGTACCAACTCCAACCGTCCTGCTGTCGCTGCTGACCTTAATGAGACTTCTTTGGAAGCCGCCGTTATTGGTATCAGCCAGTGGACAGACGAACGTGGTCTGTTGATCGCTGCCAAACCGCGTAAGTTGATCGTTCCACCGAACCTCCAGTTTGTTGCAACTCGTTTGCTTGAGACTGAAGGTCGTGTAGCAACTGCCGATAATGATCTGAACGCCCTGCGCTCTATGGGGTCTATCCCCGAGGGTTACGGCGTTAACCATTATCTGACAGATACTAACGCTTGGTTTTTGTTGACTGACGTACCCAATGGCTTGAAGCACTTTGTCCGTACTCCGATGAGCACCTCTATGGATGCTGATTTTGATACTGGCAACAGCCGCTATAAAGCTCGTGAGCGTTACTCCTTCGGGGTCTCTGACCCACTGGGAATCTACGGCTCTCCGGGTGCTTAACAGATTGGGGGCCTTCGGGCCCCTTTTCTTTTGTTGACTTGTTATCACAAATAGTGCTAAAAAGTTAACTATCGGGATAACCGGTACTACTGACAGACCCGACTGACGACATGCAGACAGTAGTACCTAACTCGCATGTGAGGACAATTTAATGGCTTCTACTACTTT